TCGTATATATAATCATAATGTTCTAATACAAAGGGTAAATCCTGTCTGGAAATATGCCCTAATGTATCTTGTGATATTCCAACGTCAACCCGTATAGCGTCTTCGTTCTCAAACTTATATTTGACAAGGTTTACAGTTAAATTTCCTTTTTTGTAATCATATCCATTAGAACCGCGAAAAAGCTTTATATCTTCTAACAATTTCTGCCTGTTTGTTCCGTCTTCGTTATCAAAAGTGACACCGACAAGGCGGAAGGTCTGGTTAAAATATTCGTCTTTTGTATTCATAATGAACCTTCTTACTGTTTTAGTACCATGAATCTATCACGCGGAAAGGCTGGTAGATTATGGTAATTATTAAGTTATGGGAAATCCGTACAGCTAAAGGCTTAAAGCTAGAAGCTGTAGCAGCCGTAACAGGTGTAAGTAAATCCACGCTTAACAATATTGAAAACGGGAAGACTTCGCCTACGCTGGCTAACCTGGAAAAGATAGCCAAGGGGTTAGGCTGCCGCATTAGCGACCTGTACGAATCAGAATATAAGTAAGTATACCATAGTAAAACCTTTGAAGCCCTGGCAGTAAAAATATTTCCAGGATTCTGGAAATGTTTTTAGAATATAAGACAAGCCGGGCAAAATCTTTTATAATGGGTAGCACTAAGGAAGGGGGCTTAACTATAATGCGTGAGAAGCTGCACAACCTTATAGATACTATCCAGGAAGAAAGATTGTTAAGGAAGATATACTTTTATATCCTGGGGTTGAAGGGTGGACGTAAATAGCGTCTACCCTTCTTTCATTTCTGCAATGATTTTCTTAAGCACGTTCCATTCTTCATCCGTAAGCTTACAAAGAGCCTTAAGCAGATTCTTTTTAAACTTATCTTCGCTGCCGGATATGCGACCTATGTACATATCTAATTCTTCGTCTTCGGACATAGGGTTAAACATATCGCCGTTACCAGTTCTAAGCCAGTCTTCATTAACATTGTGTCGAGTAACAATAGAAAGTATCATCCTGTCGGACAGAGAGTTAACGCCGCTTTCAATACGGCTAATAGCAGCCTTTGTAACGCCGACAGTTTCGCCAAAAGCTTCCTGGCTTAAGCCTAAATAGTTTCGTAATTGTCTTAATCGTTCGTTCACTGAAAAGCCCCCTTTCTTAATAATAATTATAAGATAGCACAAAAAGTAAACTTAATCAACAAAAACATTAAAAAGGTGTTGACAAGGTATATGTAATTTACTATACTGTAAATGTAATCAACATAGAGGTAAACGAAAGGAAGGTAAAGGACAATGCAGCCGGACACTATTAAGCGAGCATTACATAGTTTCATTGACAAAATGGACTATCGCTTACAGAGAAAAGTATATTTTTACATTTTAGGACTGAAACGGGGAAAGTAAGGGCGGCAGCAGCCGCCCGGCAAGTGCCGTTAGTTCAGTGGTTAGAGCGACCGTCTCATAAGCGGTAAGTCGTGGGTTCAAATCCCACACGGCGCATTAGTGGCAAGGGTGGCTACCTTGCAGCAGAGGAAGCAAGCTAATAGCTGATACTGCATACTGTGAAAAAATAGCAGCGGTTACGCCAGCTATAGAGCGTATGGAAGGTCAACAGGTTTTTGAGCAGCTTTTTTAATGAGAAAAAGCGCCTACACGGTAAAACAAGCCGGGAAGGAGCGTGGAAAAATGCCGCCAGACAGAAAAGAAGCCGCCGAAAGACTTCGGCAGCTTGTAAATAGTAATTTTGAAAATGAAATTGCAGTAAGTGTAAACTATGACATTTGCTTATCAAAGACAGACACAAGCTTATTGACAGTAAATAAGTAGCTGCTGCATTTCTGCTTTGTTTCCTGGTCTACTTCAAGTTCGCCCTGGTTGATAAGCTGGACGGCTTGAAGGGAAGCCAGGATAACGCGAAATTCATTAGGCGCTATGTTGGTATCGTGCTTAAGAAGCTTTTCGCCAGCAGAACAACAGCACTGATAGTTAATAGCTGCCTGGGCTTCCGTTTCTTCGATACCCAGGGACGGAAGGATAGTAAGGGCAAAAGTGATAGCTTCTATATCAGAATTGCTAAAAGAATATGAAATGTGTTTCATGGTAAACCCCCTTAAGTTTTTTGATAATTATACCACGAAAAAGAACAAAGAAAAAGCGTAATGCAGCCTACCAACGGTAGCCAGTCCTAAGCCTGGGTAAATGCAGAAGGGACAGAAAGGAAGGCAGAAGATGTTAGAACTTGTACCAATATCACTAAAAGAAGCTAACGCTTATGTAGAACGGTATCACAGACACCATAAGCCAGTAGTAGGGCATAAGTTTAGTATAGCGGCAGCAGTTGACGGGGAAATAGTCGGGGTAGCGATTGTAGGTAGACCCGTTTCGAGATACTTAGACGACGGCTGGACGCTGGAAGTAAATAGACTTTGCACAAACGGATATAGAAACGCTTGCAGTTTTCTTTATTCGGCAGCATGGCGGGCGGCAAGAAACTTAGGATATAAGAAACTGATTACATATATTTTAGAATCCGAAAGTGGTACAAGCCTAAAGGCTGCTGGCTGGAAGTGCGTAGGAAAAGCGGGTGGGGAACGCTGGACGGGAAAAAGAAGACCAGAAGTAGACCTTTACCCGGCACAGTTTAAATTAAGATTCGAAGTAGAAAGCGGGGGATAATTTGAGGGATAACAACATAAAGCCAGCGGAAGCAGCGGACATTTTAGGAGTATCGCCGCAGTTTGTCCGGGTGGCTATGCAGCAAGGGAAGCTAAACATAGGAATAGCTATACAGCTTCCGGGTTCTTCTTCCTGGGCGTATCAGATAAGCGAAAAGCTTTTAGCTGATTACACCGGGAAAGACATTAAGGCAGAAATAGCAGCATTGAGAAGCAAAAGATAAAAGGCTGTGGCAGCAGTCGTAAAAGTCCTTGTTTAGAGGTATCAAAGTTTGAGCGTGAAAGTTTTTATTATTCTGGTAACAACGGCAGCGGGCGCTATTTTACTGGCGGCAACAGTAATAGCCTGTAAGGTTTTAAGCCTGGTATTAAAGGGCATGAAGAAAGGAAGGGAGCGCATAAGACGGATAACAAAGAAGCAGACCGTAGAATAGCTATTAGCAAATTCTACAGAGTATACAGGCAAGCACAAAGAGTTAGCAACTTGCGTATGCACAGCCGCTTTAGCTTATACGACGACGGCTTAATAGAAATATGGGAATACCGGGGAGAACAGAAAACCCGTAGTATTTGCAAAATTAAAGAGGAAAGCGAAACGGAATGTTATAAGCGGGCGACGGAAGCGGTAGAAAATTACATAAAAAGTAGGAGTGAAAAACAGTGAAGAAATTTGTAGTAGAAGTAGAAACATTAGGTAGAAGGCAGACCCGGTTAGTCCCGGCGCGAAATGAGAACGAAGCCCGTAGGAACTGTACTACGGCGGAATCTAAGGTTATTTCATGTGTGCTGTATACCGGGCAGAAGGTAGGCTTAAGCAGCCAGGAAGAAACAATAGAACGATTATTCCGGGGCTGTCTGGCGGCGAACAGAAAGAAGAAAGGGGGCTGTTAATATGACAGCGGCAGCGGTTGAGAACATGGAACACAAAAAGGCAAGAGCCGAAGAAGCTAACTTACTTCTTGAAGGGCTGGACGAAGTAACACAGAAGGCGCTTTATATCGCTACCAAAATGGTATTAGCAAAAAGAGACACAGAAGAAGGGACGAAGAAAAGTTGATATTAAAGAGAATTGCCAGCAAGGGGAATAAGAAGGCGCGGAACTGCCTTAAGTGCAATAGCCGCTTGCTGAATCTGAAAGACAATGTAGTTAACACCTGTGAGGTATGCGGGCAGCAGCACTTAGTAGATTTTTACACAAACAATACGATAGTGCTTACGGCAGCAGAGCGACCGGAACTTAGGAAGCGTCCGGGAACACCGAAACCGGAGCAGCCAGAGCGGGAGCAGAACCAGGAAGCTTTTAATAAGCGCCTGGCAAAATTTAGAGAAAAGTGGAAGGAGTACTAAAGATGTTTTTAAAGATTTTCTTAGCAGCAATTACCGTGGGTTCTCTTTTGGGATGTCTGGGAGCAAACCGTAGAGATAATAAGCGCCTGGCAGCAGTCGTAGCAATAGTAGCCCTTATTCTGTTCACAGTGGCAACGCTGGCGGAAAGCAGCATAAAGGCAAAAGAAGCCCAGGCGGCAGCAGTAAAGAAGGAAGCGACGATTACCGGAAAGGGCGACGCATGGGGAACGATTACCATTAAGGACGACACCGGAGAAACCAGGGAATATTACTGGAAAGAGAAGGAAAAGGAGTAGGAGAGCATGAACAATTTTATATCACTGTATGGGGAAGTCCTGGACTACCCGCAACAGGCAAGCATAGACAAAAAAGGAACAGAGTACTACAAGTTTAACCTTGCGGTACAGCGCGAAAGCGGAATCATTGACATTTTACCCATTGTGGTAGAGGAAGACACAGCGGCTTATAACACC